GTTTGTAATTACTCGATCGTAAGCAAGACAGCAGCGTTTAGGTACCAATAAGGCTTTTGAAGCCCATAATTTGGTGTCCCCACTCGCTGTGGCGTCCGTCTTGCCCATCAAGGCTGTACTCTCCAGTATAGTTCTGTTGTTCTGATCGCAGTTTGATATTAAGGAATCTATTAATGTCCGAACTATAGACATCTCCCTCCGGCACCGCCCTCGTGTCGCTCTTTACCTTCTTTGTGGCCTCTTGATAGTATTTGGTGTTGTCTCGTGCAACGGCCTGTTCCCGTCTCATAGCATTCCGGTCTTTCTTAGGGTATAATTTGTTTAGTGGTTCGTTGAAAAAAGCTGAGAGAACTACCAGTTTAGTGACTCGAGCGTTTTCCTCCTCAAGGTCTTCAAGTTCCGCGTTCACGTTTGGAATACGTGTTATCGCAGAAACTTGTCTATAAGACTGTTCATTGAGAAGAGGACAATGTCGCTCTAGAGTTTTACTGGCAAGTTCCCAGGTGTCCCAGTCTTTCGACATAGGCCAAGCCTTTGGTTTGAACCCCATACTTATTTCCCTTTGGATGATCGCAAGAACTTGACGATCGTGGTAGGTTATTGTATCAATACACTCCATTCCTAGTCCCCCCGCGTACCGCGGGAGCCACCAACTACCATTAAACTCCTTTAAGTCCTTGGAGTTATAGTAGAAGAAGCGTTTAGAAACTTCCCCCCACAGATCTCGTGGTGTAGTCCTTTTCAGTGCGTTAAATGCCGCAGCTATGTCCATTAGTGAACGTTGATTTTCCGACTTTTTTAGTTGAGCCTTTCTTTCCTTGTCATATTTAATGTTTTCCTCGAATAATTCTTTTGAGGAGACAGGTGTGTGCTTAGGCTGTTCTTCTTTCTTTGTCGACTTCCCATCTTTCGACGGTCCTACATTAGCTATAGAGCGTTTTAGTCCCTTAACAAGTCCCATATTTATGTAGCCGCGCTCCTTCCATGACCCTTCGCACAGGTCAAAGTGAGCACTGTTTATCACGGCAAACTTCTGATTAAAGTAAGTTTTGCCTGGTGAACTGTCAAGCCCCACAAGGCTACAACAAAGTTCCCAAACGTCGAAGTATTGACTACTAGTGGTAGCAATCAAATTATCGTCGCCGTTGATAAGGATCCGGCTTTCTCGAAGAGTATAACTCCTCTTTTCTGAGATTTCTAGGGCCCATCTGCACATCGCCGCATTCGCGAGACAAAGGAACGGAAAACTAACGATTGATCCCATCAGTTGTCCTGTTTTTTGCTCTGCCCTGCCCCCTTCTAGAGACTCGTCCTCGAAGATATGCCCTGTAAGGGCTCGCTTCGTCAGGTCAACGAGTTGATCCGGAAGACCCATTGAGTGATGCATCTCGTCCAAGAGAGTTTCGCTCACCCATGAGTATAGGTTATCTGTGCTCGCAACATAGTCCCCGCTGTTAAACCAGTAGTCGCCGCCCTTCGGGCAGATCTCTTCAATATCCTCCACTGAGATAGGCTTTCCTATAAGCCGAAAGGTGGGGTGTGATTTCAGGGTCTTCCACATAAACTTTTGAAACGTCTTGAGGACGAAATAAGTTTTAGGAGGACCCTTTGAGATTACTCTGATTTTGAGTGCTTCAGGCAGCGCAACAGCTTCTACGACAGGTTCCTCGTCGAGAGCTTCTTTGAACATGCGCCAGTAAAAGTCGCGGTAGGTCTTAGTCACTATAGTAGGGTCGAACTCATAGCAAAGCTTATCTACGGATTCCAAGGGGTCTATTGACTCCTCGAGGCCGGCCGAACCATATAGTTCGGTCTCCCTGTTTGAGAATCTATAAGTCTTTGTGTCGAAACTCTGCTGTAAGTCGTGTTGGTAAAGATTGTTAACCATTTTCTCCATTTCGTCTTTAAAATGTCCAGCGGCGCCTCCTTTTCCTCTGCTTCTGTTGTAATTAGCAGATGTACTAGGGAATACGGGCTCCGACATCTCTGAAGGTCCAAATTTCTTTCCTCGAAACATTTCTCGGGCTGTACGCCGGAGTTGCTCGATAGCCTGTTTCTTCTTGATCCTATCGCGAAGATTTACAAGCGGTTTGGGTGCACAGTGTTGAAACAAGGCTGTCGTGGGTTCCCATGTATCAGTCTTCAAGAGTTGAAAGACTTTCATTTTAGAGATTCCTTTGACATCCCTGCTATGGTAGCGCCAGGGGCGCCCCTTTCCTGCAGGAGACGGTCCATTAATGTAGAACCACCTCTCATCGACCCAGTCTAAATCAATAGACTTCGAGCTCCATCGAGGTTTGCGTTGTTCTCGCTTGCTAGTTAGCGCTTTCACGGTTTCTATTTCGGCCTGGCGACACAGTGTTTCGTCCGCGCGTGGCATTCCTTTCTTCATCATCAAGACGGAGAGAGTGAAAGCCCCTTGTGAATATAACTGGCCTTTCAAAGGCTCAGCTACAATTCTGAGGTCACGCTGACATTGTGTGCGACACCATTGACCGATCACACCCCCGAATAGATATTTTGGGTGGTCCGGAAAAGTGAAAGGGCATTGAGGAAGGGATTGTCCCTCCCATGCTGCAAAAAACGCATTTGATTTGTACTTCCAGTATTTTATCCATGATCCTTCGTTTGATCCTGTATCGATGTGATGTTGTTGTAATCTGGAGACGGTTTTGAGGACACTTTTTTTATATTTATAACTGTAAGTGCTGTCCTCGGGACGGGTGGAAGGTTTATCAAGTCCGAACATATGAAATAATTCTAATACGACATTGACTGATTCCTTAATTTTTTTATTAAACTGCTCACTAACCTTTTTTGTTTGTTTCCATGACGAGACGTCTGAACGACATAGAAAATCTAGTTTAGTGAGGGGAGCTGAACGTTTATCGACCGTATCATTGGTCGTCATTTCTACAGCCCCGCCCCCCGTGATTGGGAGAGCCGAGAAACGATTGTTTTTTGGTGATCCTTGCATTTCTAGATGAAGTGTACTTCGGTATGCAAG